TGTCAATCCGTGACCCTACAGCCACATAATTAGCGTAATCGTCACTACTAAATACATTTACCTGCGCTTCAAATGTTTGCCGTACCTCTACTGGTGCCGCTTGTACTGCCTGCACAACTTGTTGCCGGGCTTCTGTTGGTAGTTCTTCGTAGTCGTCGTTTTCTGTTAATTCTATTATTTCTTCTTCTGTTATTTCTTCTTCATCAAAGAGTTCTTCTAAGTCTTCAACTATTTCTGTGTCTATGTCTGGGTTATCTAGTAGTTCTTCTAGTATTTCTATTTCTTCTTCTTCTAGTTCTTCTAGTTCTTCATCGGTAAATACGTCTAAAATGTCATAGCCCTCGTCTACGTTGTCTAGTAATGTCTCTACTTCTAATTCTTGTATCGGCTCTACTGGGTTTGTCTCTGTGTCTGTTAAGTCATCAAATCTATCGAATTCTAAAAAGTCGGCATCGTCTGTATCTTGAAAATCTTGTATTTGATCGTCTTCTACAAGTTCTTCCACTGTTGGTATCGGAATTGCAAAAGCAGGTGGTTCGGGTGTTGGTTCAAGATCAGGCGGCACCCAATCATCAGGAAATGGACTAAATGCTGGCGGTGGTGTCGGCACTGGTGTAGGTGCAGGCGGTAACGGCGTCTGCTCTGGCGTAGGCTGTGGCGTAGGTATTGGTGTAGGCGTGGGTAATACAGGGGTAGGCTCAGGTGTAGGTTCAGGCGTTGGCTCAGGTGTAGGCTCAGGTGTAGGCTCAGGCGTTGGCTCAGGTGTTGGCTCAGGCGTTGGTTCGGGTGTTGGTTCGGGTGTTGGTTGTGGTGTTGGCTGTGGTTGTTCTTCCTGTAATGCCACGCCTTCAACGTCTAGCGTGTAGACACCATAGTATTCATCAAATACGTTAGCATTCAGCCGGTAGTCGCCGGGCTGTAGCGTTGCCTGCATGTATGCGTCCCAGCAAAAATTCGTTACGCCGTCGTTAAAAGGTGCGCTGTCGTCGTCCTCTGCTACTACGTTGTCTTGATCGTCAAAAATGTACAGATATGGGTCTGCGTAAATGCTGTCTGGGTTATGCGTTGGGCAGGTAAGGCTTGTATGTGTCGTAAACGTTACCGTTGTTTCGATCTCTATAGTAAAAGTTAGGTCAACGCCGTCGCCGTCGGTTACGTCTATGTTGCAGACTAGTAACCCGTTTTCGTTTGTGTTGCATGTAGCTGTGTTGGCTTGCGCTGGTGCTACCCATGCAAGTAGCAACGTTATGACTAGCCCACAGCGTGCCAGTATGTAAAAGGGTTTAGCCCTCTTCACCGCTGATAGTAGCCGATAATGTAGTGGTTTTGTCTCGTACTAGTGAGCATGTGTCGTTGCCTGTAAAGCGTGCCGCAAAGTACCCTTTTAGCATGCTGAGTACGGCGGCGCCGCCAGCGCCTAGCACTAGTTTCCATTCGCTTACGCCCATGTCTACGATCTGGTCTACGCCTATCATGCCTGCTGTTGCCTGCACAAATGTGCTTACAACTCGTTCTAGTAAATCTTTGTAATCAATCGCCATATAATGCCTTCCATGTGTTTTTGCCGCATAGCCCGTCAATATATAAATTTGCGTCTTCTTGATACTTTTTTAATGCAAGTATAGATAGGGGTCCTGCTATACCGTCCACCGTCAATTTAAAGCCGTTCTTGTTGAGTTGTGTTTGCATCATTTTAACGTGCGCTCCCCTACTGCCCTGCTTTACTAACCGCGTTGTTTTTGCTGGCTTCTTAGCCGCTGGCTTTTTTGTTGGTTGTACTACTTTGGTGCCGCTTCTGTGTTGCCTTACCCATTCCATCATATATTTTTCAGGACAACTAGTGCTAGCAAGTTCTTTATGTCCTTTAACCCATAGTTTATTGCTGTACCGTTTTTGTATGTCATTAACTAGCCATTCAAAAGATTTTATTGTGGCTTCTGGTATTGGTTTCGTGCCGTCCCCTGTGTAACAAATGCTTTCGGTCCTACTGTTGTAGGGTCGTGTGGCGGCTGATACGACGCCTGCCCCCCTACCCTCATATATTACGCCTTCTTCATCGATTAGCCAGTTGTACGCTATGGCGTTCCAGCCGTTGGCGTCCATGTGGTGTCGTTCAAATGCTTTTACCGCTGTTACACCTTTAGGTCCGTTTTTTACGCCTGAATGATGCACAGCAATACCAACGACACGTTTCTTATTTAGATAACTAAATCGTTTTTTTGGTCCTCGACTGCCCCATTGTTTGCGTATAAGTATGCTACTCATGACGGCTGATCTGGTAATGTGACTTGTTCTGCTGGTGTCCAACTGTCTGTGATGTCCCTAAGCGCTTGCCTATATGTTGCCCATTCTTGTTTCTTGCTGTCTGTTAGTGGGCTGTCTGGTGCTTGTGTCCAGTCGCATGCCGCTAAGTATCGGTTTCTGTGTTTGCGTAAGCGTTCTAGTAGCCATTCATTAGGTATTGTGTCTGGGTCTTCTCCGCTAATGCTTCTTAGGTTTATTATCATGCGAAGTACACCATTAAAAAGCGTATGCTGTCACCACTAGCCCAGCTAAAAGGGGCGCTAGACGTAACCGATGCAAAATCATTATGCGAAACTGTGGTTAACCTAATTTTGTTACTTGATTGCACGTTTGGCGCTATAGCGTATACGTCGTCTGCGCTTGTATCTACTGCGCTACCGTTGCCAGATATGCCAGCAATATTATATGCGCTTGCTACTGGTGCGCTTGTTATCTCAAAGGTACCGCTTGGTGTTGCGTCAAGCGTAAAACGAAATTGAATGATTATTACATCGTTAATTTGGGCATATTTGCTTAATGCTACTGTACCGGACCAATTAACAGTAGGTGACCATGTTACGTCGTCTTTATTTCCTACAGCGTTTAGCTGTGCGGCTGTTAATGTAGCGCCTGAACTAAACAAAAACGGATTTGCCATGCGTCTACCCTACCCTATTCGTGTCTAAAAGTCCTATATCGCTATTATCTAGCTTAAGGCTTTGGTTATCGTCTGCGGTTGCTAGTCGTAGCGTTATTGTTGTGTCGTTAGGGCTGACGTGTATCATGCGCCCAGTTATTACGCTTTGATAGGTTTTTGCTGAGCTAGCGCCGGTAGCTGTAAACGTGATTTTTGCGTGACTAAATAGGCAGGTTTGTACGCTTAAAAAGTCTGCGTAGTTTTGTCTGCTACTGCTATCCATTTGTTGATCTATAGCCGACATACTTAAGGTTGCTGTTTGCGCCGTAAAATGTACGGTAGGGAACCGCTTGACCCAGAAATTGCCAATAAAGGATTTCTCTGTGTCTGTAGCACCGCCAAGCACGACGGGTATTACTTTGTTGTAGGTAACGCTTCTTATCCCTATAGTATCTTGGCTTGTTGTGTCATTGAGAAATGTAGCGCCGCTACCGCTAGCCGGTATTTGTGCTTGTATTTGTGCCTGGTTAACGGTATCGACGGTGTTGTATTGTGTGCTTACGTTCTTTAGTGGAAACTTATCAGCTGTTTTATCGCCGGTCATGTCAAACGTTTTAAAGTGGTTTGTACTGCTTACGGTTTCTTTTGTTAGTAGCCTGTTTATGTAAGCGGCGTTTAGTGTCCATTTTGCCGTACCACTGTCATACGTTGCGGTTGTTGGAAACGCTACAGCAGGTCCGCTAGGCAGTATTTGATTAGATATGTAGTCGCGTGCTGTGCCGTCCTCAAATTCTTGTATTATGCCCGTATAGCCTATTGGATACGTTGCTGTTTCCGCTGGGTCAACATTGTTCAGTTTGTGAAATGAGGCAACTGTTGCGTTTGTAGCACCGAATTTAGGAAAGGGTACTGCGTCTACGCCTGACGGCACACCGTTAACGATATCTTGCGCTACTGCGTCTAATTCACCAAATGCGGCGCTTATATCTATTGCTGTTACAGCGTCACGCCCAGCATAGGTGTAACAATCAGCTAGTGTAAGCATCACTGTTGCGTAATTGCCGTCGTCCTTAAAATCCATGTCGGTAACAACCATGTATGCAACGTCAGCGGTGCTAGTCGTTGACCCGTCGTTTATGTCGCATGTAATACGCACTATTTTGTTAAACCAAGTAAACGCCTGATATGTGCCACCGCCTGACGGTGTAAAAATGTTGCCTGTGTTGTCTAGGTGCATGTAACCGCCAAACGTAGCAAAACGACCTATTTGCAGGTTCTGATGAATGCTGAACCCCAAAACATTGCTGGTTAGGTCTGTGGTGGTGCTAGCGTCTAGAAACTCGACCTGCCAAGTGCTTGTTACAGTCATTTTCTTACGAGGTTGTTTACTGCTAGCGGTATGCTACCGTTGCGCCTTACATAGTCTTCTAGGGCTTGTACAACGTCGTTTCCGTCAGCACCGGCAGGCATGTTCACGGTTATATTCATAGTGCCACCCATAGCGCCTAACGGACTTGCACCAGCCATTTGATCTAACGGTACTACAGCTTCAGGTCCTGCCTCGCCAATTAACGAAAGTGTTGGCTGTGTGACTATGCCACCTCTAGCACCTATACCTAATACACCCATTAAACCGCTTGCTATCGTCGCAGGTAGGTTAGCGGCTTTGCTTAGTACACCACCTGTTTTTTCGTCTACTGCTGTTACTGGCGCAACTACTTGTTTAGATAGCTCAATTAGGCGTTTTATGAAATCTATTGCTTTTTCTACGTTTTCTATAAATTTTTTGGTGTCCTCAATTAAGAAATCAAATATTGCACCTAACGCGTTTCTAAATTTTTCTGATTTTATAAATAAGAACGTTAAACCGCCTACTATTGCCGCTATTGCTATAGCCGCTATTGCTACTGGTCCTGTTACTGCAATAAACATCGCTGACAGTGCGGCGCTAGCCGCTTTAAGTGCGGCACCAAACTTCAACGCGCCTTTGAATAATAGTATGGCGGTTGTTGCTGTGCCTATGCCTACACCTAACGCTATGTATTCGTCTTTGTAGGTTTTTATGTGGTCTAACGTCGCGTTAAATGCGTCGGGTATATCGTTTCTAACAAAACCTATGAAACTCATAAATGCTGGTATTACTTGATCTGTTATTGCGTCTTTTATTGCGTGAAATGCTGTTACAAGTGCTGGTATTAACGTTTCGCTTACTAGGTCTTTAATAACTGTTGCTATTATTGGTAGCCATGTTTGTGCTAATTCTTTAACTGGTGCCAGTAATTCTTTCACACGATTAAATACGTCTTGTATTTTTGGTGACCAGCCTTCAAATTTTGTTATTAGCCTGCCGGTAACGTCCGCCATTTTCTCAGCAATAGGTAACAACACCTGCCCTAGCGTTATACCTAAGTCTTTAATGCGTGCGTGCAAAATTCTTTGGGTGTTGGCAAGCCCGGCAGACGTCCTTGCAAAGTCCCCGGTAGCTCCTTGCTCGCCCAGTTGTTGCATGATCAGGCTATGCCGTGCAAGTATCTTCTGACCTTCGCTTAATTCCTCACCCTGCTCTATTAGTCCCATGTTTAAGGCTTCTGTTTCAACTGCGGCGGCATTCATCAACACGCCGATAGATTGCAACGGTTCTACGCTACCTCTAAGCCCGGCGTTCAGTTTTTCTAGTGCTTCTTCTGGTCGTAAATTGTTAAAGCTAGCTACGTCTGCTGATAGCGTTACTAGGTCGCTAGCGAAGCCTGAGAGTTCGTCACCTGTTAGACCGGCGGCTTTACCAAACACACCAAACGATGATGATGCTTCTAGGAACTCTGCGCGTGATAACCCGACTTCTGTAGCGGCGCTTTTAGCGGCGTCCTCAATGCCTTTAGCGGCGTCACCGAATATTTGATTAGCCTTAGACAGTGATTCTTCGAAATCAACGGCTAAACCGATGCTTTTTGCGCCCAATCCAGCAAATGCGGCACCAGCGGCAACACTAAACTTACCTATTTGTTTTGTGACGTTGCCTAGTGATTGTGTGGCTTTGCCTAACGCATTGCGTAACGGTTTACTATCACCTGCTACGACAACGTTAATGATGCTTGTTTTTTTAGCCATTTATAAACCTGCCTTACGCTGTATTTTCTTAACACCCTTAAAGTATGCGTCGAATACTTCGCCCCTGCGCTGGTCTAACGCATCATATAAGAACGGTTGCGGCTGTATGCTTCTTGCAGGAAATCCAAAGTGTATGACGCCTGCGTACGGTACGCGTTTGAACCCTGCCCGCACCCTACCTGCGGTTTTAGTTCCTGCCGGGCGTATCGTGTCAGCTAGATTACCTGTACGTCGTGGCACTATATCTTTCGCACGATCACTTACAAGCGTAGCAACGTCAAGATTGAGCGCTTTTAGGTCTTCTAGGTCGTCACCCATACGGCGTAGCTCTCTGCGTAATTCCTTAACGCCTGTCGCTTTGATACTTTGTGCCATGTTACCTGTTTCGCTTACTTGCTCGTTCTCTCTCTTTTTGTATGTCGTTGTGCGCCATTGTCAACGCTCGTAACTCGTACGGGTCGCATTCTAAAAGTTGTGTATAAGGTTGTCTGGTGATGAGCGCTAACCGAGCGATTGTATATGCTGTGGTTCGCTTGTTAAAAAATCGGGTTCACCGTCTACAAGCGTTATGTCTTGCACCTCTGAAACCCACTCATCAAACAACTTAACTACTCTGCCGCTTTCGCGTGTAGCGGTCCAAGCAAGCCAACATATATGCTCAATGCTCGGATCGTTACTAAAAGCGCCTGCAAGTGTTGTCTTAAATTCGCGTTCGAATGCTATTGCTGTCTTAAGGCTTATTGACACTGTGTACGCGTCGCCTTCCGGCGGTTGTACCTGTAGCCTAATGTCGGAACCTAGCATCGTACTAGCTCGTCGCCTTTACGGGCGCCGCCGCCAGTTGCCAAGACACACTATGCGTTGCTAATTCGCCGATTGAACCGTTAAGGCTGTCCCATTCATTGACCACACAACTGCAGGTGTACGACGGGTTGGTCGCCGAGACACTACCGCTTGTAGGCTTCACAACAACTGTTGTTACTGTCCCTATTAACGGGTAAATGGTTGCTTCTGTTTTTGACGCCGCAAAATCAGCATTAAAGTCAATGTCAATAGTGCCGTTTGTCAATCCGCCTATAAATGTGCGCGCACTGTCACCCATAGCAGTCGTTTCTAACGTGTCTGCGCTTTGCGACAATGTTACGCTTGTTACATAACTGCTCAAATCAACACTATTCACGGTGATTGAACAATCATTTAGCATGAACTCACTCATTGTTTACTTATCCTTTTTTGTTGTAGGGTTTGTTTCTTTTATATGTCCGCCCTGTATTAGGGCTTCTATGTTTGCGCCTGCTAACTGCTTATCTGTTACGCTG